CTGTTGGGATAGCCATTTATGGTCTAGCCTTTCTGTTTTAGGATCGGATTAGAGTCCAGACAATCTGATAACTTCATCCAGTTCTTCTTTGCTGTTAGCGTTCATAAGTTTTTGCATAATGTCTCCGTTATGTTCTGGTGATACACCAGAGTCTGCGGAGTTTGTCATACGCTTGTATGCTGCAGCATCGTTTGGATCTACGTTAGGTGTTGCCTGGGTTTGGCCTACTTCAATACCGAATACATCGGCATAGTCTTCAAGCCATTTAGATACAGACTCTTCAGTTGGGTCTATATCCTGTGGGATAAATGAAGCAATTTTGCTGTTTACCCCGCGACTTGCGAGGGCATCCTTTATTGCTCGTTCGCGCTGCGACTTGTTCAAAGACTCGAACTGAGACTTAAGCTCTTGTAGTTCTTTATCTTTTTGCTTAGCTGCTTTGCGTAGTTGCTTTACTAGGTCATTCGATGAGTCATCCATTGTGAAGTCGTCATCATCCTCGTAGTCGTAATTGGACATAGTGGTCCTTCTCCCTATTAGTTGTTTGACGCAGGCCTCACATATCCTTGGGGCGGGTTATGTGGCTCCTACTACTGGTCTTCTTGTCGCTCCACTAGGCCAGTCGTTCTAGTGGCAGGCTTTATAGTATTCCGGCTCTGTCTCGTCCGATTGCACCAACACCAGGAGCACCACCAAATTTGGCACTTTCTAGCGCTGTTAACTTCTTAGTTTCTTTTAATGCTTCTGCTGAACCAGGTAGGTCAAGAAGCAATGATTCTGCAGTCTGCTGTGTGTATGGAGATCGCTTATAGATATCTGCTAGTTGTCCACCACGCATAGAAGCCTCTGCGATAGTAGATGCTGCTTGCTGATACTGCTTTCCAGTTACACCAGCTCTAGCAAGTTCTTCAGCGCCGCCTACTGTTGCAGCAAGGCCTGCTCCAATTTGAGCACTACCAATTTCGGCTGCAGTTACCTTACGTCTAATCTCAGACAAAGCGTTCTTTGGGTCAATAGCATAGGCAAGGAAGTCACCATCGGTTAGGCTTGGATAGAACTGCTTAGCTGTAGCTATCAAGGCCTTAGATCCTTGGTTAAATTTTACGCCTTCCATAATACGCTCTTCTAGCGTCACTGGATCTACGTTATTGGCAATTAATTTTTCAAATCCTTCTTGAACTCCAGTCGCACCCTTCTTGTAATAAGATTCAGGAACTCCATAATTCATCATAAGAGACTGATATCTGTCTTCAAGATTTAGGTATGTTGCCTCATCAATGGCCTTGAATCCATTTGCAATACGCTTAGCGTTTGCAGCAAAGCGCAACTTATACGCATCTGAATCGCGCAACTTGATAGTAAATTCTGCAGGTGATGCACCTGAAGTAATCAAACCCTTGAGCGGTTCTACTAGAGATTCTAGTCCGTACAGTTTGAATTGTGAGTATAGCAAATCGTATGCAGATTGACGTTCTGCTCTTTGAGTATCGTTAGGTATGGTTCTGCCAGCGACTGTGCTTACAGTTGTAGATCCAATAGCAGGAACCGCTGTTCCTGCAGGTAGCGTAGCTGAAGTTCCATCAGTATAAGTAACTATTGATGAACCATCTGATTGTCTTACAACATCAGAAACTGTTTTAGCCCCACCAGTATTGGCAACATTGCTAGTTTGCGACTGCCTATATTCAATAGCAGTTTGTGAGTTTGGATTAGCAGCAACATATGCTTGTAATTTTGCCGCTCTTGCAGCGTTTAATGCTCTGCCTTGCTCTAGACCTGTTTTACCAGCAAGTGCTGCCATATATTCTGCATCATTAAGATCTACATTTGGATCATAAGAATCAGCATATTTCTTAGTAACTGGGTTTACTCCACCACGTGATGCCAGATATTCCTCAGCAGTCATACCGCGAGATTTAGCATTTGCTGCAAGAGTTTCTTGAGTGCTCTTAGGAAGAGCTTTTATGTCTGTTAAAAATTGGTCAACCATTTATTTACCCCTGGAATCCGAAGTCACGTAGCACTTGCAATGCTGCAGTTGATACGTCTTCTTTTGCTTGAGCAGTATACTGCCAACGATTATCTTGACGAAGTTGCTTTCTAAAGTCATACAAGTTCATATCGCCTTTTTCTGTAATTGCAGAACGAAGCAATGGGTCGTTAAGATCAATCTGGTTAGGATCGCCAATTTCAAGGACGTTAGCCATTACTTGGCGATAGGGAGCAAAGACTTGCTTAAGGTTATAGCCCTGAGCAAGTAAGTCACGTACATATGCAGGTTGTCCCTGTGCTGCTAGTTTACGAGCATCGCTTATCACACGGTTAACATCAATGTTGCCAGAGATGATTCCTTGTATAACTTGCTGTTCTGTTGTAGCACCTGGCAAAATATCGCTTACTTGGAATCCATTATCACGAGCTGCTTCGACCAACTTGTCATAGTTAGTAAGTGCCTCACCTGAGTAACCTTGAGTTACTTTGCCACCAATCATTCCTGCTATTGGCTTGACAGATGCTGCAAGGAAGTCTGTAATAAAAGTTTCATCATCGCTACGATTAGTAATATAAAGATTCTCTGCTGCTTGACGTAGCGCTGCAGGATCATTAGCCGCAGCAGAACCAATCTCTACAGCACGCTTCTTGAGTTTTGACTCAATCTTTGCAATTTCCATCTCATAGGCAGTTGTTCCTTTTGCCTGACCAGATGCTTGCAAATCACGATAGTTGTAATACTGGACATAACGGTTCTTGATTTCTTTAGAGTTCTGCTTAAACCAAACATCATCACGAATTAGTTTTAAGAAAGCAGCCTCTGTCATACCAGGAGTATTTACATACTTCTTAAGTATCGCATTAAGACTTGGGATATTCTTAAACAAAGTCTCTGGTAGCGCTAAGTCAGTAGCGGTAGATGCAGCACCAAGTGCTGTTGCTTCTCTATCTGCAGGAGTAGGAGTTGGTGTTGTATCACCAGGCTTTGGCTTTGGCTTTGGCTTTGGAGTTCCAGGCTTTGGCGTAGGCGTAGGCGTTGGAGTAGGAGTAGGTGTAGGAGTTGGCGTTGGAGTAGGACTTGTAGGTCCTGTTGGTCCTGTTGGTGCTCCTCGATCTGGCGTAGAAGTGACAGTAGATGGCTTTGCTGCAGCCTTTTTACGTGCCTCTACAAGAATGTCATTAGACCTCTTAATTGCTGTATCAACTGTTTTGTTGAGTGAGTTATAGTCCTTGACTAATTTGTCAAACTCTCTTTGTTCTACTGTAGAAAGTTTATCTCCACGAGCAATTTTTCTAGCCCAAATTGCAAGCTGTGATTCATACTGCTCTAGTCTTGGCTTTAGAGTATTAGCATAATCAGTTTGGCTTTTAGAACGTGCACGTGCTTCAGCATCTATTTTATCCTTTGATGCCTGTGCTTGTGCTTTTGCAGCGGCAGTTCTTGCTGCTGCTTGAGCGGCCTTTGCATCTGCAATTAACTTATCAACATCAATTGCCATTAGTCTAGGCCTCCAAGTTCTTTCATAAGAATCGTGTAGGCATCAGTTGCACGTACAGTCTTTGCCTCATCAGTTGCTTGCAACTTCTCTGTAATGAGTTGTTGTTCATCTACTCCACCTTGGGTGGTTACAAAACCTTTACCAGATGTTTGTATAGAGGGTTGCTTACGCTGTTCAGCATTGACAACCTTTTTTATTTTTGCTTGCTCTGCTGGGCTAAGATCACGCTCTAGTAAATTGACTGCAATAGCATTAGCTAATTTAGCGGTTTGAGATGCGCTAGTTACATAGGTTTGACGGGTAGTTGTTGGACCATCATCATCTTCGCCACCTTCTGAAATGATACTTGTAAGTACATCATATCGTTGCGTAGGAGCAGTTGCTCCAACCATCTTGTCTAGGGCTACCTGACCCTGGTACTTTTCTTCTAGTTTTGCTAGAGCTGTGTAGTACTTAAGGTCAAACTTACTTGATACTTTACCTTTCCAGATACCTGCTTCTTTTAATCTTTCAGCCAAAGCAAGGCGTGCTTCGTCAGAAGCCTGTGAAATGTTCTTTACGAAAACATCAAAAGCAACCTCGCTACTGGTAGCTGATCCGCTAGTTTGTGTTGCAGGAGCATACATTGCTCGTGCAGCATCTGGACCGGAAGTTCTCTCAACCATCAGTATCTCCTAATAACGATGCAAACAATGTATTGTAAGCACTCATAGTATTTTCATTTGCTTTTGATAGTTCACGAATCTTGAGGATTGTAGAATCTTTCATAAAGGCAACAAGGTTTCTAGTTCCTGAAACTTTATCCAATGCTTCTCTCTGCATCTTGTAAGAGTCATAGAGGTCAAGCATTTCCTTAAGAGGCTTCTGTACAGAACTGCGTGTGGTTACAGTCTTATCATTGAGCATCTTGCGTAGGTCATCAATAGCGTTGATACGCTCAATAGCCTTCTTGCCGCCTTCATTGAGTTCTTCTTGAACTAATGGTCGTCCTGCCTTAAATGCCTTAGCCCAAGTCTGGAACTCATTGCGTGCCATAGTACGCTCAAAGTCTGTGATCTTAGTCTTCAAAGAAGTTTCGTAATCATTCTTCTTGCTGTAATAAACCTGTAGATCTGCAGCAGTTTGTACCTCGCGCAAGTAATCATCTACACGCTTGTTGTACTTAAGACCCATATCCTTCATAGTCTTGTAGGCATCCCAAGAGAAACCTGACTTGTGAGGAATAAGGAACGCTGCTCCTTGTGGATAGCGGTCAAATAGGTCCTTGTTCTTCTCTACGAAAGCACCTGATTCTTCTGCATATCGAATGATAGCAACAGTCTTTCTCTCAGATTCTGGAATAGTAAATGGAATCTGGTTAGGGAATAACTCAACCCACTTAGCCATAGCTGCGTCGTAATCGCCAGGGTACTGATCTAGCAAACCGTTCCAAGCCTGCTTGAAGTTTGCCTTACCATTATCTTTAATCCAGTCAGCCATATCAGCCTTAAGTTGAACCTGTGGAGATGCTGGTGCAAAGAAACCAAATACAAAACGTGTACCAAGAATACCTAAAACAGTGTTCTTAACGCGTTGACGGTACTCTTCTTGCTCCTGAATACTAGGAGGAATGAGGTTACCTGTCTCATCATATTTCTGCGGTAGTCCGTGACCACCTGCTTCAAGGTATGTTACCGCTTTACGCCACGCACTTGCGTACTGTGAGTCGCGTTCATCCGTACTCATAGTTTCGTATAGACGATTAACGTGAGCAGGTAAGAAAGCAGATACAAATGAGCGTCCTACTGCGTACTTACCCATAGTAAGTTGGGTAATTGTGTCTGCAGCACCTGGTGCTCCAGCAACATCTACTAGGTTTGATATAACCTTCATAGATACACCTGCAAGTGGACCTGAAAACGTAGGAATCAAAGAGTCTTGGTTCAAAGATGGTGTGAGCATCTTGACTTGTGCGCCAAATTGCACAGGAAATGGTGTCTTAAAGTCAGCAGGAATACCTATTGCTGTCATTGCACCACGTACTGCAGAGTAAATAGGCTCAATACCAGGATAGACGAAGTACTTTTCGCCTTGGTCATCCTCTTGAATCCAGCCATTGTGAGCAATTCCGTCATAAGTAAGCGCTGCTTTGCGAATAGCCATTGGGTTATAGGCAACAACGCGAGACATACGGCGATAGAAGTCCTCAGTTGCACGATAGAAACGTGAGAAGTTACGCGCTCCAAATGCTAACTGTGTACGAACCAGTGGATTATCCACATATTGCAGTACTTGAGATACTGCACGCTCTTCAACTAGCTCTGCAAACTGACGCTTTGCACGATCTGTAGCTGTGGCAATCTTCTTTGGGTCTGCTTGGTCAACCTTGCTGACAACAGAGTTGATATATGCCTGCTCAAAACCAGACTTTTTCATCTCTTTACGAATCTTAATGATCTCGTTAAAGACAATAGGCTGACGAGACATACGTGAGTTAGCAAGCCCTAGCCAAGTCCAACCCTTTGACATCAAAGATGCCGTTACGTTTCCTGATTCTGACAAAGGAACTAACTGAGGTCCAAGCACATATGATGGAATATCTGCATCATCTAACTTAGATACATCATCTAGTGATAGTTGACCGGAGATAATGTATTCTCCCTGATCATTCTGTACACGAATCTTATTAAGAAGATCTAGGTTAATCTCTTTAGGAGCATCTGGTGTAGCGCCACGCTTTTCAAAGATTTCTCTTGCTCGATTGTAAACAATCTCAGCGTGCTGTCTTTCATCAATGCCTTTTGCTGCAAGTTGTGCTTCTTTGCGTAGAGTTGGATTCTTTTGCATCCAATCCATAATCTTTTCTATAGCAAGAGCCTTACCCTCTGGTGTATTGCTAAGGTTTGCTACAGCAATAGCACCAAGTCTGTCGTTTGCATAGTAGTTAATACGCATAAGCCAAGTAAGTAGTGCTGCTTCGTCTTGGTTACCCAATGAACGAGCTTCAAACTTACGACCATCTTTTGCGATTCCATACTTTTCAGCCTTTGGCTCATTGATTACAAGAGCTTCGCTGCGAACACCGTGTGAACGTGTGAAGATAGTTGACCGTGTGATGAAGTCACCACCGGTAGCAAAGTTACCAGCACCCTCAGATACAAGAGCCATAGAGTTATCTAGGTTTCCGTATACAAGATGCTCTGCAAGGATTGCCGCTTCTTCTTCAAACATAGGCTTCATACCTAGTGCTTCACGATAGCGGTTAACTCGTCCAGATGTAAGAGCAGTAGCAACGATACGACGGGTCTGACCTACCGCACCACCTGCTGTACTCTGCTTAAGAGTTTCAATCTCTGCTGCGATAGAAGCCTTAACAACAGGATCTGTTGTAATAGCCATTGCTTCTCTTTTTGCTTTAATCTCATCGCGTGCTTTGACAATCATATCGTCAACTGCTGTAATTTCAGCCTCGTACTTAGCTGCTTCATTCTTATTAAGAATACGAAGCACTCCACCTAGTGGATTGTCTGACCAAGTTTTAGTCTTTCTTGCACCTTCTAGCGCTGTGTTAACGCGAGTTGAAAGATAACGACTCTTGGCAAGACCCCAAGGGCTACCACCAATAGCAAGGTGGACCATTAGGTCTTCAGATGCGTTACGAATAGCATAACGAGGACCGGCAAGTGTTAGGAATGACCAGTATCCAGTCATATCATCTACCCACTTTTTATTGGCTTGACCAAACATTCTGCCAATAAGACCGCTACGCGCTGCTGCTCTGTCAATATCTACAAGGTTAGGCGTGGTCATAAAAGGGTTGTAGTCAGATGGGATTGCACCAAGATCTTGGAAGTCATCAGCAAAAGTTCCTACAGAGAACTTAGCGTCACCCTTAGTAACAGTCTGGTTAACAATTTTCTGACCAGCTTCTGTAAGGTTTAGACCGCGTGCTTCTGCGATAGTTCCCCAGATGCCCTTAACCATTTCCTTACGCTGACCAATTTCAGTTGATGCTTCAAAAGTTTCTTGAATCATTCTTGCATCGTACTTAGTCATTACAAGACGTGCTAGACGGTATACCTGTGTTGAAGCATCTGGCGCAGTTACATCAAATACATCATCCTTGAACATAGGAGCGATATTAAACTTAGACTTAAACTTATCTAAACGCTCACCAATTGCCCTAGATGATAAACGTAGAGCACCCTTTATATCTTGAGATGCTTTTACCTTTTCACCAAGAAGTGTGGCATCTTCTGTAAGTGTCTTACGAATTCCATCTGTATCTGGTAGTTGACCGTATAGATCATCTATGATTCTAGGAGCAAAGCGGTCAATGTTAATGACTTTATCAGCACCAGTAACGATTGCTATACGTGCCTTACGAGTTGCATCTAAACGTGGAAGGATGACTCGCTTGCGTCCGATAGAACCCTTTAGTAGTCCAATAGATTCTTCTGTGTTTAGCAGGAAAGCCTTTGCAGAATTTGCATCTACTACGTCAGCTTTTTGAAATACTCTGATTACTTCTGGACCAAATTCAGGTGCAAGAACTTTAAGAGTATCGCGTGCTTCTACTAATTCTCTTCCCTTGGCATTAGAGTTTTGTAATCCTGTGTACTTAGCAAGAGCCGATCCATACTGATCCCAAAATGCTGCAGCTTTAGGATTAGCAAAATACTCTACTACCTTTTGCCCTTTGGTAACAGCATCAAGTGAGTACTTGCCAACTACGTATAGAGAACGTAACTTTGATGCAACAACAAGTGGATCTGCAAATAAACGATAGGCAGCATCTGTGGTTCCAGAAACTATACCATAGACTAGGCCATTCTTCTCAAGTGCTTCAGGAAGGATAGCGTTAGCAAATTGACGACCTGGAGAAAACTTAGCTCTATCCACTTCTGCAAGAGTGTCATTAAATAGATCACGTGCTGCTTCAACATCAGTTACATTTGCAACAGTCTTATTACGTGGGTCTGCCAACATAATGTACTTTTGTTGCTCAGGTGTGGCAGTTGCAAATAACTTAGATACATCTTCGCCACCCTTGATACGCATAGCAATATCTACTGCGTCGCGTCCGTACTTTGCTCTGGCGTTTTCGATACGTCCTTCATTAAAGATTTTATCGCCTTTATCGTTTGCCTTATCCCAAGCAAAACCAATTTCGCCTTCAGACAGTGGAATAGCAATAGCGCGATAAGCGCGAGTCATTGCATCAGATACTTCAATGGTACCCTTAACAGCAAGTGTTAATGGGTTGTAGTTAGCAGCATAGTGCCAAGCAGTACCAAGCCAGCCACGAGATGGCTTAGTAGCAGGGTCATCTGTGCCATACTTCTTAACAAGGTCTGCCTGTTGGTCAGGAGGCAATGCAGCATACTTAGCTGCAGCTACCTCTTTAGGAAGATTAGATAGTTCTCTGTGTACAAAAAGAGATTTAACTAAATCATCAACTTGTTTTTTGGACTGACCTTGAAGGTTAGCAGCTAACGCTGCTGCTTTAAGATTATCACTCATCAGTTACCCTGCGCTAGTGCTTCTTGATACAATACTGCAACTTCTCCAGTAGTATCATATGGAAGCATTGCTGCTAAAGAATCTGATAGTTTTACAACTGACTTGTTCATCATCAGCGCTTCTGAACCAGGACCAGGACCGCGATCTAAACCTGCAGTAATTGGTCGTGTTTCATCTGACATTGCAAATAATTCTGTTGGTGGTGTTCTTGTTGCGGCCTCACGCACATCTCCTGCACGTGCTGGGTTAACGTCACCAGTTTGTGCTAGCGGAGCACCAGACTTAATAGCCTGTGTCTCAACGCCTTCGCCGTATGCTGTGGAACCCATCTCTAACTTATCTGTACGTACTGAGTACTTGCTAGGACCTGATACACCTGCCAGTGGGTTCATTGGTGCAGTTGTCATTTGTCCTCCTGTAATTTCTCTAAATCTGCTGTCATATCTTCCCAAGCCCTATTGGTTTGAGTAAGATGATTTGATTGATAAATTGCTAACTCCATTAGTTCACCTGTTAAGGTTTCAATTGATGAAGCTATGTTGTGTATAAAGCCTACACCTACAACGACAAGATCGAGCAGGCGTACTGGACGAGGAATGTATTTATCATCTTTCATCGCCCAGTACACCTCTCATTAAAAAGTTATTATCCCTTTTTTACTGCGTTGCCACGACGGCCTGCTGGCATCATTGATGGTACTACCTTGCCTGGTCCTGCTGGCTTGGAAGTATCCTTCTTGCCTTCGACTGGCTTTGACATTGGTGCTGCTGCACGTGATCCTTGATTCATATTACACCTCCTCTGATTATGCTGCGCCGGTGATACCAGCTAGTAGTTGGGCTATATCGGGTCTTTGACCAGCAGCAGGGGCCATACCACCTTGTTCTTGTGGAGGTTGCGCTGAGGCTGGGGCGGGGGCCGCTCCTGCTGCTGGAAGTTGTTGTTCCATACCTGGTGCCATTGGTGGCATCTCTGGGGCTGGAGGTGGTGGTTCTGGTGTAAATGCTTTTTCGATTGTGCTCTCTAGCGATTGGCCCTTTTGCCGACCTTGGATAACAGACGCAATGCGGGTGATAATCTCACTAGGGTCTTGGCCTTGCGCTGCAAGGGCCGGAATGGCTTGAGCATACTGAGCAACAGCCACGCGCAAAGAATCGCGCATTTCTTCGATATCAACACGTTGTTCCTCCTGCGTAACATTCAAGTCCATTGGAATCTCACGACGTACATAATCACGAGAAACTAACTTGTCTGAACGCATTTGTAGTAAAGCAATGATGGCACGGTTTGGATCCATACCAGACATAATTCCGTAGCGTACATCTACGCCGTACTCACCCTTGATGTCACGAGATGGTGTGTACTTGAGAACGTAAGGTGTTCCATCATCTGAACCTTTGATGGTCTTTGGAATACCACCAAATACTTTCTCATCTGCTTCAAAGCATACTGAGATAAGTTCTTGGAACATACGAGCAAACTGTGCCTGTGCTGCCTTGATCTGTGTATCAAAGCCAGCCTGTAGTGCTTGCACACCACGGCCAGTAACTACTGATGCGTCAATATTACCTGAACGAGATTCAGGATAACGAGCACCCATACGTAGTTCACGCTCTAGCACACCAGATTCTGTAAAGACTCCAGGTGGTAGTTCTAGTGGAACACGACGAATACCTTGTGGGTTAGCAGAACGCATAATTGAATCTGGACCAAGAGCAAGTTCTTGCACATCTTGTGGGATAGCAATAGGTGCTTGGATAGACTTTTCTGCTGCTTGAATCTGCAATACTGCAAAGCGAGCACGAGCAAGTTGTACTGATAGAACATCATCAAACTGTCCACGTGCTTCACCATCTAATGATGAACGCATTACGACAGATGCCATTGCCTTACCTAAGATGTTAGGTGTGCGTGATAGAACAAGGTTCTTACGCTCTGGTAAGTACAACAGGTCTTGGTCCTTATCGTGGTACTTGACCATTGAGATATAAGGAGAAGACAGAGCGTACTGGTTTTTACCTAGAATCAAATCGTAATACTCTGGGTATTGTGCAGCTAATGTCTCTGCATCTGTCACGATTACCTGTGTTACAGATAATACGCGACCATAACGATCTAACTCTGGGTAGGTACCGAATGGATTGAGCATACGGATACGAGGGTTGTTGTCCTCAAAGTCCATCTCAACCATACCGATACCAAGACCATAGGTGTTATACCAGTCTGCTGCTGTGTACATCTGCAGTTGTAGGTCAGAGTTTGTTACGTAAAAGTTTGCAATACGAGTTCTAGTATCTGCTGCCTTGCGTGCTGCATCTGAAACCATATTGGTTGCTGAGCAGTTAAAAGATGGCAGTGGTGCCATTGCTTCTGCTAGATCGCGTGCTGCTACGTCAATGAAGTTTGCAACCAGAGGCTTTGGATATTCCTCTGAAAACATTGCAGGGTATACCTTAGAGATATCTCCCTGACGCACCGAGAGCACATCACGCATACGTTGATCTCGCGCTGATGAGCGAGTACGTAAGCGTGCTAGCTTAGCGTCAACTTCTTTGACTGATAACAATTGAGTTCCTTACTTAGACTTCTTGTATAATCCTGGATACTTCTTATTAGTTGCCTTCTTAGCATCTACTTCTGCCTTCTTAACACCAGCAGGTGAAGTACGACGTTGGATTTCTTTGATTGCATCTGGGCCTGTAAGCTTCTTAGGCATTGGCTTTTTTGTACCAGGCTTAGCGCCTTCCATCTTTGGCATAGGCTTCTTAACGCTAGGCTTAGTGCCTACAACTTTAGGCATAGGCTTTTTCATATTTGGCATTACTTTGCCTTCTTTGCTGTTGGCTTAGGTGCTGCCTTCTTAGGCGCTCCACCTGCTAGTGCTTCCATACGCTTTGCTGCTGCACGCTTTGATGCAGGTGACTTAGGACCTGCGATGAATGTTGCACGTGCTGCTGTGCGACGACGGTCATTGTTACGACGAGTTTCCATTAAGTCTGTTGCGCGTTCTACTTCTGAACGAGTTGGCTTTACGCCTGCAGTCTTTGCAATTCCTTTTACAATCTTTTCAGTCTTTGCTCTGCTTACTCCACCAAATGTTTCATTAGCTTTGTTGCGAGCCTTGCGAGCCTTATCTGCTGTTGATCCGTTAGCCATTATTATCTCCTTATTAGATGAACGTACGGTCTTTCTCGGCGAGCAGTTCATCTATGTTGATAACTGTTCGTTTGCCTACCTCGTAACGAGACAGGAATGGGTTTTTTAAGTGGTGCGTCTTATGTAGTCCTTGGTTAAGCATCTCGCGTGCTCGGATCTCACAGAACCACAAGGCCATCACCATATCGGTCTTGCCTTTAGTAGTAGGTGACCACGTAATCAATTGCTCAATAAGCGCTTTGACGTTTTCAGTTTGGTCAGAAGGTAAGTGAATAAGGTTGTCGCGGTGGTGCTTTCCGTCGTGTTGTTTCGTTCCGAACAAGGTGGACATAGAAGCAACACCGAAACCGGAGTCCCACTTATTGGTTCCAGTATGGTGTTCTCGCAGTAACACACCCCGTGAGGCAAGGTTTTGGCGGATGCCTTCATCTTGCGTAAGGAATGATTGAAAAGCATTTTTTTCCACTATCCACTCACTGGGCTGGTAGAGGGATGTCCAGTCAAAGATTAACTGGCGTATCGCAGCAGGCGTTGGCCTAGTGATCTTAATAGCATCAACGATATAGCGTTTATGTGTAGCCCTATCAACAGCGTAACAAACGACGGCTGTATCACCAACCATAGCGGGATCAAGACCACAAATAAAAGAAAAGCCGTTAACATCACGCGGATGGCCTGGGTTACCAGGAACAAGGCGACCTGCTTTACGCATACCATCTATAGAACCTCGCACACATACCGGATCAAAGATGGCATCATCTGAGATATCTTGTTGTTGATAGACCAAAGCCCAGGTACTTGCATCCATAGCTTGGCGTTCATTGTAAAGGTTGCGACCATTCCATCTAGGATATAGGCCGTCTTCGTTCTTGTCAGATTCCATCTGACCATCAAAGGGAGCATCACTTGCAGGCCAGAGAGTTTCCCACTTGTCAGGGTCTTCGTGCGTAGTCAAAAGTGCTGGCATAGCCAAGTACTTCCACGGGACCAACCCACCTGGGTAGCGGTCTTCGTTACGTAGCTCGCGGTATAGGTCCATTGCAGAAACTCTGGTACCGATTACTACAAGTTTACCCGTAGGGTTCAAACGAGAGCGCACGTCCTGGGTTAACCAGCGAATCTGCTTTTCAAACTCGTTAGCGTTCTTTAAGGTAACAGCGTCATCTACAATAATCATATCTGCACGCTTACCGTAGATCTGACCACCGATACCAATGGCTTCGATGTTCGGGTCTTTTTCACTAGACTCACGAAGCTCAGAACCAAAGGTGACGCGGGTGGCCTGCCAGGAGGCTGACTTAGAGTTAAACCCTACGCCAGCAGCGTAAGCCTGTTGGAGTGATTCATACATCGGATGAGTCAGGCGTTGCTTGATGGCGTAGAGAAAGTCGGCAGCTAACTGCTGGGTCTGGGAAACAATCAAAACTCTAAAGTTGGGGTTACGTACTACCTGCCAGGTTACGTAGTCCACCGTGATCGTAATGGACTTGGCGTGGTTGGGCGGAATGTTAATCAGGATTCTATTACTAGCCAGTCCTGGCTCATACTTCATAGAAGGGTGCATCCAGCCAGGCTCTCGACCTTCGATCATATCTACCAGGTTTTGCTGGTGTGGGAAGGTCTTAGAGTGCAGGAACTTTTCGCGGAACTCAGCAAAGGTTAAATCGTGAACATCACCGGAGGCAAAGGACTTGTCCTTAAGACCTAGCCGTGTTCGGTCAACCTTGTCTGTAAAGACCTTATCGGTACGTCGGTAGTACTCGTAGGTCTTAATGGATTTACCAGCCGAGGCACAAGCCTGCTCGATGGTCATACCCTCTGCTACACAGCCAAGGATGATTCTCTTGGCGATGTCGGCACTATTGTCAGCCACGTGATCTCCTAAAATTTATTGGGGACGGGCCGGAATCGGTTTATTTTTATACTAGGCGAGGAAGGTTTTATCTACCAGTAGATAGTCCTATCCCCACTAAAAGTACTGGGCAGGTCGGGCTTAACGCCCGAAGGAGCTACAGCGAACTGAGGGGTAAGACTGAACTCGGCCTAGGGGCCTCGTAAGAGGCCAACCGCTGACTGCTCAGGGTCTTTCCTACTAAAGCCCCTTACTATATATAAGGCAGGAAATTTAACGCATTTCTCGTTTTACAAATGTGACCTTCATCACAGTATATAAAACCGCAGGTCAGAGGCTAGATCGCAGCTTTCACTTTAGCAAATATTTTTTGTTGGGGAGTACACCGCCCACACCTGCACAATTCAACAATGGGGGGTGCCTGTTGCTGCGCGGTAGGCTAACCGTACGGCTTAGGGTTAGACAGTTGCGGGCTATCTGTCTGCCTTGTTAGATAAAGAGCTAGGGCGCACTCTACCCCCGGCACCCTTACCCCTTAACCCCTTATCTATTAACTAACCGCTCACCCTTGCAGCTCTACCCTTGCAGCTACTAACCGGCGCAGCTCTCACCCGATACCGCAGCTCTTACCCTCTCACCTTGCAGCTATCCCCGGCGATCCGGTTACCTATCGGGCTAGACCTTACCGGCTAACCCTTAGACAGTTGCGCCCTATATGTCTACCTTGTTACCCGGCTAATCGTTACCTAACCGTTACCTAATTAATGCGGTTAGAGTTGCATTAGGTAGACCGGTATAGTACTTTAATCTCATTAGGGCATTACCTACCTAACTAAGCTCTAATAGATAAGGATCTAACTAATGTTATATATAGGCGCAGCTCTTGCAATAGTTACCCCGGCGTATCTCTACGCAATTCTACCCGGCGTTACTATTACTTATGACGTAACTATCCTATTTACCCTGATCTCTCTACTATCGGTTTCTATTCTCGCCGGTATCGTGGCACTAACTAAGGCGGTTAAGTAATGACTAACACAATAGAGGCACAACTAAAGGGCGTTACCGATAAAGAGCTATCTAAAGAGCGTTTACTAGAGGAATACCTAAAGGATACTACTACCGTTTACACCATTTTAAGAGGTGTTAGCTCTAGCGGTATGACCCGCCATATATCCTTAGTAATCGCCGGGCAAGATCACGAGGGCAAGGCGCAGATATGGGATATCACTTATCACGCCTCTAAGGTGCTAGGCGATAAGCTGCACGATAAGAATGGACACCGTACTATAAAGGTGCAAGGTGGCGGTATGGATATGGGTTTCCACGTAGTCTATTCACTTTCAAGCGTACTCTTTAAGGATCTAGACCGCGCCGGATACGTACTCTCTCACCGGTGGCTCTAATGAGATCCCGCAACTATTACCGCGTACGCCTAGCGGTGAGGGTAGGTTTCTGGGTAGCTCTTGCCGGTCTCGTGTATCTACTCTCCGGGTTTCTATGGTGGACCGGATCCGGATACTGTCCCGGATCTATGTCTAGCTGCGTAGGTCTCTAGGTAGGTGACTATCCGGGAGGGTGTAAGCCCTCCCGCGGTAGCCGGTACCTAGCCGGATATTAGAAAGGGTTACATATGAATAAGAGTAAGGTATTCACGCGCCTAGTAGATAGCTCTACACGCGAGATAGTAGGCGAGGGCGAGCTAACACCCGCAGCGGTTAAGAGACTAATCAAGCTCTACCGTGAGCACGGTCTATGGGTGGAGGTAGCTTGATGATCCACGCGCAGACTATAAACGCAACCTCCCGCCGGGTAGTAGACACCTACACCCTAGAGAATAACTACCGTATAAAGATTTATACCTACCACGATAAGACCCGCAAGGCTTACCTAAGTGTGATTAAAGAGTGCGTAGTGAGAGAGAGCGGGACGCCGGGGATCTATTTTGAAAGATCCCGCGCTCACGTAGACCTTAATCACCTATTAAAGAGTGAGAGGGCTACACGTTACGCGCTTAAGGATCTATCCGCAGCTCACGCCGTAGCTCTAGAGCTAGGCGCAGACTTACGCGATAAGAGCCTAGCTATCAATGCAGACACACCCGCGCAAGAGTTAGCTAACGCTTAGTAGTGTAGTATCGTGCTCTACCTATCCGGTAGAGTGCGGTACTATCTTACTAAATTAGTAGGATAGTTAGACAGTAAAGGGGTTAGAGCTATGACAGTAGAGAGAGTGCGCCATAGTGGCGCGTATGTAATCTCCGATTTTGTAGGAGAGGGCGCGGGAGAGTATCTATTTACCCGCACTTACTACGGCTACACGCTACGCGACGCTAAGGCACAATTTAAGCTAGCACTAGAGAGCGAGGGTAAGTAATGCAATTACAGGAGATAGATACTTTACAGGATCTTAAGCTATGGGTGGAGGAGAATATGCCTAGCGCAAGAGTAACGGAGGATATGTACGGCACTCTAGTCATTCACACTAACCTAGTCTCCACTATGGGAGGTTACTTACACGAGAGGGAGGAAGAGGAATGAGCGAGCCTAGACTTAATGATCCGATATCGGAGGAGCCAGAGCTATGGCGGTGCGCCGGGTGTAGTGAGTACTTTCACCCGGAGAAATATGATTGGCACGTGGACGAGGAATGTCCCGGTCCGTTAGGAGTAGGAGAGGGAGAGAGCAATGAGTAACGATTTAGTTCAATGTGACTTTTGCGGTGAGTGGTATGAAAACGAGAGCGAAGGAGAGGGTAATGAGTAAGTGTCCAAGCTGTCACCGCTGGCAGGGCTATCAATGCCCTACTAATTGTGGAGAGTTTAATTCTGTTGATGTATGTGAAAACTGTGGACTAAAACATAAGGGAGGAAGCAAGTGAATAGAGAGTACTTAGAAGCTAAGTTTGACTTATGTATCAATCAAGCTGAGAAAGATCTTCAGCAAGAGGAGATAGCAAGAGCTATTGCCAACCTACGCAGGGCTAACTCTGCCTTGTCGCAGCTATTCGGGTTCGAGGAGGAAGAGAATGAGTAACTACATAGCACAACAGGTCGCTGATATGAAAAGAAAACTAGAGAAAGAAGCAAGCAATATCTATACCATACACCCGCGTAAGTCTGAGCTGATCCTCTTGTACGAGGTAGTGGACGAGAGCGGGAGAGCAGAGTGGGGCGGGGCTAATGCTGAGCACGCTATCCAATGGCTAAGCCTTGCGCCAAGAGAGGCACGCATACTGGTATCTGCGTGGGATAGTGATGAAGAGGACGCTCATTTAGTAGGCCAGACCATAGACATCACCGAGATAGTAAGGGCAGCGAGCTTATGAGTTACTGGTTAGGGATAGCGGTGATAATGGTGATAGTCTATGTGCTTATAGTGTGGGAGGACAAGATCAATGGAGAGTAAAGAGGTTAGTGGCAAGCAAGCAATTCATTACCGCAATTACCGGAGAGCAAGAGACAAGGCATTAGTACGCCTAGCTCACCTGTATCCAGACACATACAAGCAACTGCTTGATGAACAAAGGAGTTTCGATGAGCAAGAGGGCAAGACTTGGGTTATTAGTAGTAATAGTAGGCTTACTGTGGGCGTTCATACCAGAGCGAACAACACACCTACCTTTGGAGATCCCGCAGATGCAGGAGCGGACGAAGGCTACGATGGAGGAGAAGCGTGAGAACAAAGCACTTGCAGTTAGTTTCCTCAGAGCACTCGGTTACAACGCACAACAGCGAGAGTGTGCGGTCACACTTTGGACCCGTGAATCCCGCTTCGACCACCTTGCTCGCCCAAGAGACTCTTCGGGCAAACCAGTTAGCTCAGCTTTCGGAATTGCTCAGCTCCTTAGAGAACGTAGTGGAGAACCTGAACTACAAATCCTTCACGCTGTACGATACACTCAACACCGTTATCGAGGAAGTTTCTGCAGTGCTCTCCGCCACTCCGATAGAGTCGGCTGGTACTAAGAATTGTTAGGTTTCTAACCCTTTCCTAGCAAACAAAAAGCCCTCGCCGTAACTGGCAGGGGCTTTTTGCTAGCACTCATAGGCGGGATTGCCTACCGAGATCTAAAGTGTAGCACTATCCACCAGTAGAGTAAAACCCTTTACCCTTGAAGGTGACACCAGGTGAGTCCCACTTACGTACCATTGGTATGTGGCAGTCAAAGCAAGAAGGTTCACGTGGTTCCTCGTGGATACTACGTTCAATAGTTAATACTGTGTTGCAATCAGGGCAACGATAGTCATACTGCATCTTCAGACTCCTTAAATATCCCAACGTACTCGCCATCAACGCGGTGGATATCATAATAAACTACGCCATCATTAGTAATACGATCAGCGTGATTGATAAACTTTATCTTTATATCTTCTGGTATCTCTATAACTTCACCGTCTTTAGGTCCACCGATTAGTTTTAGGTTCATAGCTGAACCGCCTCATCTATGGGTAGATAACCTACTAACTTCTCAACCTTTTGCACCCTGTCAAACTCAGTAGTGGCAGGCATCTGGTGATTAAACCATACTGGCTCCGGTAAATCTAATAGATCAAAGGAGAAGATACCGGCAGGTGTAGAGTTAATGTAGAAGGGAACAAGGTCACGCTCTGCTGCTTGGGTGATGAGCTTGCGATACTTCATCTCTTCAATCAGCAAGGTGTTGTAGTGTGTAGCCCTGCACTTTAACTCTATGTAGTGTCCTGCTTGCTTAGAGATGCAGTCATAGGCATCGAAGATGCCCTCAGACTTTACTAAATCTGGGTACAAACTCTGTTGCAAGAAGGTAAATAATAACTCTTCGTTCATAAAGATTTACCCGCATCTTTTATACATTCCAATACCATTCCCATTTCAAGATCAGAAGGTAGATCTTCTATACTCCAACTGCCAGATAAAACTAATTCATCTCGGACAAAATTAATAAGTTCTTTGTATGTCATTGCCACGGACTAACCCCGCCTAGATTATCCTGCAATCTACGCAAAGACTGAGCGCACCTACGATCTGCGGTAGAGATGGCGCACTCTAGTACCTGTGCTATCTGTTGCAGGGTAAAGCTCTCGTGATGACGCATACGCAAGAGAGCCTGGTCCTCTTGGTCTAACTTAAGAAAACCTTTCTTGATGTCAATGAGGTTAGCAAGTAGGTTGCCACCTTCTGCTGGAGATGATGAACCTTTAGGTTGCCCATCTCTAATCATCTCTTGTGCTTGCTCTAATACTGTGCCATCTATGACTGATGCAATAACAAAGGGAAGCAACTGACCAAGGGTAGCTGACTCATAGTAGGCTTCGTCATTAGTCTGATAACCAGACTTAGCAGCCTTCTCCTTGCGTGCGTATCGCTCTCCTGCACGCTTCATCTGCCACGCTATGCGTTGCTCGTTGTGCTTGCGTCGCTCTTCGATAGGTTCCATTAGATCAATGATGTGATCTTCTACTCTAGTCATAGCCCACGCCATCAACTCTTGCTTGATGTCATCCTTCTCAACGTGCTTGTTATACCTACGATGGATAGTGTTAGCAACACTAGGCACTAGGTCATAGATTACTGGGTGCAGTTCAGTCACGAGGCCTGCACTTCAGATTCTTTTGTCTTGACAGTATCAAGTATGCGTTGAGCCTGGATGTCTAGGGCTTTAGCCCAAGCTGGCTTTGGATGCTCACTCATTAGGCCACCTTGATTCAATATAATCGTTTAAGATTATTGCGTTAAACATTATGTCTGTGTATGTAATAAAGTACGCTTTGTCAGGATCCCTATAACTTGCATCAATTGAAGGCTTATCACCGGAAAGCACGTAAACAAGTCTTTCTATCTCATCCATTAGTTGACCTCGCTATGTCGTTTAATATATGCAGCAATAATATCAAGTGATACATTCCTGTTCTCTATGTTTCCTAGCATATGGTTACAACCAACACATAGCAGTTCACGAACAGCGCCTGTAGTGTGATTGTGATCTACTGCAAGGATACTCGTAGTCCCGTCTCTACGCTTCTTAGTTTCTGGCAAACCGCATATGGCGCATAGATGATTCTGCCGTGCCGACATAGATTCATAATCTTCAACGGTAATACCATATCGTTTCTTGTAGTGCTTGTTACGATTAGCGTTAGGGTTATTCTTTCTATAATTATCTATGTGTTTTCTTGCTTTGGCTTTGTGATACTCAGGGTCAGATGCGTACCTAGCACGTGCCTGAGCACGTACTTTTTCTGCGTTCTTGGCACGCCACTCACGAGCATAAGCGTTGCGTTCTTCTTTGGTCATCAAGATTTTGGCCATTTGCCATCCAAAACTAAGAGTGCGATAGCACTGTAGTTCAGTAGATCAATGAAGCTATCTCGCAATGACTCATTCTCTGGTGTTGCACCGCTATCAATCAGGTGGTTGATGCGTGCAGTCTTGTCGTGCATACGCACACGCAATCCATTGAGCGGTCCACCAGGGGACAGACTGATGTTAGTTGGGCCGTAGTCTTTGTGCTTCTTGATGAGCAGATTACCTGCACCATCTAAGACTTCCCAGACATCAGCTATGAACGTGTTGGCATCGGTCTTATTGTTAGCACTTCGCTTTGCGTATCCACGGAAAGGATCTGGAAGCCCAAATGCTGCAAAGTCTGTAGCATCGTGTCCCACTCGCTTCTTGTCATCGTCATACATTCGACTCCCCTATCAGTAACTTTCTCGTAGCAT